GGTTACTGAACCACCGGTATTCGCCCTCATGGTCGGGTTTGGCAACCGGACAAGGAGGGTCTTGGCAATCGGGGCTTGTATAGCTTGAGATGGCTTCGGCTTTGTCTTCCGGGCTCGCTTGGATTTCTTCTTCGGGATCTTCTTCTGAGCTTCCATTCTGACTTTTGTCACCACCTTCCCCGTGGTGACGTAAGATGGAGGCCAGGTGTCTCCATCTTGGATTGGACCCCAACTCAGCTTGTAGCACATTGAGATCAGGCTTGGGGCTGTAGAGAAATCTAAAGACCGTCTTGGGCCAGCTTGTAAGCCAGGCGCTCCTTTCCGAAATTTCATGGGAACAGAAGTTAAACTTCAGGAGCTTACCTGTTTGCGAGGCGTCGCAGGGTATGTACTCTTTGCACGTATGCCCGAGACCTTTATACAGAGTTTGAGCATTGGGCACATACCCCTCCACCGAATCATCACCCATGGCTATGCACCAGGGTGAACCTATAAGTTCCGCCATTAAGCATCGGACTCGGGAGTTGGTGGATGAGGTATTGTAAGATCCGCTTTTCATGAGACCAGGAAGGCCCTGGGACAGCATAGTTCCATCGGACAATTGGAAAACGCTGTTCATGAAGCAGTAATACCTTCCAAGGGCGACGCGTTTAAGTTTTCCCTTGAAGGACCCTAGGTTAATTCTAATTGCTAAATCGGCCCATAATTCCCAGGACTGGACAGACCAGTCAAAGCCCGAAATATCAGCCTCGGCGGCCGGATGTTGGGTATGGTTGTAGGAAACTTCGTCCCACAAGGCTTGTCTTTGAGAATCAAGAGACAAGCCCATACCAGGCTTAGAGGGAATCTTCTTCCAATTCGCGATCTCGACCTTATTCTGTGGCCCGAATATGAGTCTCTCAATGACTTGATCAACCAAGCTAACGCTGATATTAGTCTAAAGCGCTTTTCAGTCAACTTAGCTCGTGTGTGAGGTTCGTTCTTAACAAACACTCGCACTGGGTCAACCAAGCCACACCTAACCAGGTCTTC